AGGCGCAAAAATAAAAGTTAATTCTGTTGGTGGTACTGGTAATGTTACAGGAGTTTCCATTAATTTTGCTGGAACAGGTTACGCTGCTTCTGAAGTTCTAACACTTACTGGTGGTGGGGGTAATGCACAAGTTACTGTTGCGAGTATTTTAACAAGAACTTTAGTTGCTAGTAGTAATAGTTCATTATTATATCAAACTTTAATCCCTGCTGGTCAAGAAGGCTCAACTGTTGATAGTTTAGCGAAAAAAGCCTCATTTGGGGAAAAGGTGAGATATTATGCAGGTAACTCTAAACTCGCCTTATTACAATCTGTCAATGGTGCTAATAGTGCAACTCATTTAACTTTTGATTTCGGAGAAACGAACAAAGAATGGACTGATTTTTATTCAGAAACAGTGGGAGGTACAGTAGTGTTTAACAAATTCCCATTTGATATTATAAACGGTTTTAGATTTTACGGAAGTGTTGATTCAGAACCAGTTGTTTATTTCAAAGGCGCAAAAGACAGTCCCGACCACAGTGTACCGCTTTATTTCGGTGGTGGTTTTAGTGGTGTTGTATTAGATGTAAATGATGGAACACAAAATGATTATTCATCGTTTTACACACATCCGTATTCTAACGGTCCAACAGGTACAGCCGGTATTCAACATGCAAATGAAATAAGTACATCTTTCGCTCATATAGATTGTAATGCTTTACTTGCTTTTTTCCCCGGTACTGCTTTATTAAATCAGCATCGAGGTAGCATCACATCACCTGTGTCTAACAAAAACAATGTATTGAGTACAGATATTTTTGCAGGTACTTTACTTACAGATACAAATGTACCATCTTCTATTCAAGCAAAATACACGGCTGGTGTAGTACGTCAAAAACCAACACCTATGGTGCTTCGTTTTGCTCACCCAACTGCCCGGTATGAAGACTATAAAAATAACGTTGAAAGTAAAACTACTTACTTAGTATTCGGCCCCGGTCAAGCGTTCCCGTTAGCCGAGAAAAATACCACGGCATCGGGTGTTTTTCCAAGTAGCAATCCTGAACCTCACCCCGGTAAAGTTGTAACAGTAGGTAATTCGTGGAGTAAAGTACCAGCAGAAATGAGGTTACCTAATGAACTATTCAATGATGCTGGATATTTCGGCCCGCCCACTTCAACGTATCAAAATGATAGACATAAGTTCCATTATAATTCAACATTAAATTGGTCACCTCCACATGGCATACCGAATTATGGTAAACTAAGACAAAGACCCGAACATGGTTATCATTACGGTGAGCATTTCAATAACCCTGTTTCAGGTAAAATTACATTATTTAACAAGGCAGATTTCTTCAAAGCGCATCCGTACAAACACTGTTCTACAATATACTACGGTATAGCGATGGCTGCTGATATGACATATCATATGGATGGAGGTTATCATCCCGGCGGTCATTGGTTAGACAACCAACTTGCTTTCAATCCACCAAATCCGAATAGTAACTATAGAATCACAAGTTGGTCTTCTAACGTAGTAAATCCAGCAGCATTCCGTGTATCGGGTCCAATGGGAGCGATATATGACCCAACCAGTGGAAGCGGTACGGCTGCTAACTTTAACACTGATTATATTTTAGTCGATGCGACAAGATGCCAAAATGGAGAAGAATTAGCAGCAGTATTAGGACAAGCGATTAACGAATACCCCGGTACAGGTGCTTTGAAGGCAATGGGGGGTACTTTCCTCCCAAGTATGGGTAACTCGATGAGACAAGACCGATACGGTTGGGTGGAAATGGCAGTAGCAGATTTCACTTCGGATTACGGTATAGATGAAAGTGGCACTTTTGCAAACATGGTTCCCTTTCAAAATGGAGAATCTATGGGTGATGGTACACACTCTTTAGCAAGTTCAAAGACATATGTTATTGCTAAGTTTAATGGCGGAGGGCGTGAACTTCACGAACAAATTCCTCCTTGTGGGTGGTTAAGAACACCTGATGGTGGAAGAGATAATGGTCCTGCGTTAACTGAAGCATCTTGTGATACTAATCATACATCAGGTCTTTCAGACGGTTCTTCGACAAGTGTTAGACACATTACTCATACTGCCAATTCAAATATCGTTGTAGGTTTGTATGTAAAAGGAACAGGTATTCCTGATGGGACTGTAATTACGGCAATTAATAACAGTACATGTTTCACTATAAGTGCAGATACTACTGCAACAAATACTAACACTACACTTACATTTACAAATTTAAATGTCCCAATGTTCGCACCTTATCATAGTAGAGAAATTTACAATGATAGTGGAACTTACAAAGTTAAATTTTATCTTGCCCCGAATCGAGTAAGTGGCTTTCCGTTGTTTGAAGATGCAAAGACATTTTATGACATTTGCGAAGGTAATAGTCCTACATTCCCAATGCCGGGACAAACTATCACCGGCACAGGTATAGCCATGGCAACACCTACACGATTATTTGTATGGAGTAAAGCCGGAGTACATCGATTTAACAATGAAAGTGAAAGTACACGTGACCACATGACTCAAGTTCACTTTAATGGTTTAGTTGATGCAATTGATAGAACAAGACCTGTTGGAGCAATAGGTTGGGCTGGTGAAAGATATTCATACTTAAATTCGTTAAAGGTATCAACCTCAAGTTTTACTGATGCAACATGTGATACTGATACTACGGCAGGAAGTGGCACTACGTTTGGTGGTAATCCAAGAATAATTAGAGTTAATTCAACGGCTAATTTGACAAGGGGAATGTTTGTAAGTGGCACTGGTATTCCTGCTAATTCGTTTATTGAGCAAATCGACAGTACCACTTTATTCAGAATAAATGCTGATGTAACTGCAACTAATACAAACACAACACTTACTTTTACAAGTAATTTATATGGTGCAGGATTAGGGGCTTGGTATCCTAAACTTGGATTTTCACCTTACGGTTCAAACAACTCATGTATGAATGCACTAGGTCACATTCCAACTGTATATCCAAATTTCAATTCACCTGAGGGTAATCCGAGAGTAAACTTGGTTAATGGCACTGATGAAACAATTACTACACCATATACATGGAATGTAGGATTAGCCTCCACTGATAAATTTTACAAATCCTTTACAGTAGGAAGTGCGTCTTACAATAATCAAACGACTATCACTCATGCATCAAGTTCCAGTATCGTAAGAGGTATGGGCGTTTCGGGTTCGGGTATTCCTACAGGTGCTTACGTAGTAAGTGTAACAGATGCAACTCATTTTGAATTATCTGCTGCTACAACAGGAGGTTCAAAATCAAGTCAAACACTTACCTTTACTCCTTTATTTGAGTTTGAGACATCTGAATCAGTATCGAGTCGATACAGTTTCAAACCCATACATGCTAATTCTGAGTTTATTTTACCTGATGAATTAACACACCCTCAAGGAGTCTATAGTCGTGCTTTCCTTGTTGTGAGTTACGAAAGTGAATTACCTTTAGTGGCAAAGTACGATAGAGATGGTATAAAGGCAACAGGAGACTGGTTAGCAGTTGTATCGAAAACAAAAGAAGGTGTAGCAGCAGCAACGGCAATTACGTTCGCTGGTACATCAAGGTGGGATGAAAGATTCCACCATGCTGAAAGATATATCGCACCTGCTAATGCAGGACCAAATGTTGAAGCGTTGATTTACGCAAATACACAAATACCTACTATTGAGGCTGATTTAGCCGATAACGGAATATATGATAATCCTACAATTACGGCTGCACTGGAGGGTGCAAATTTATTGAACGCAGAACCGTGTCATGCAAAAACAGGTGATTTGTTCTTTGACTTAGATAACAGTCCCGGCTCAATACATTTAGAGAGTAATTCAGACGTTGAAAGAAACATTCTAACTGCTTTTACTTCAGGCTCAACATCAAGCGATTTAAATGTATATGCTGATGATGCAAACTTTTGGTTAGGTGATACAAACGCATACAAACTATCTGAGAAAAGTCCTATTGACAATTTTAGCATAGAGCATATTGTTTGGAAAAGAATGGATGGTGGCAACTTAAGTTTACCAGCAGTAAACGCAAGAGGATTAGGTGCAATTCCATTTGTTACAAGAGTTGTATCAACTAATTCACATACCACAGGAGAGAAAATATATGGTGTAAATCGCTTCTCTTTTGAAACAACTAATTCTGCTATGTTCCCAATAATTCAAGCACAAGAACTTAGCCACCCGCAATTAGCAGCATCGCATCCTGATGAATTAAGAAATGTGTTAGAAATACCAAATGAAGAAATGCAGTTTGACGGTGTTTCAGTTATGGATGACACAGGACAAATTCACACTGTAGAGGGTGGCTCTCCATTCGGCACTATAATTAGAACCTTCAACCAAATTTCTGATAGAGTGTCAGAAGGTTTAGCACCCGCAATAAGCGGAAGTGGTATAGAACCAAACTTGCAAATTCGTTTACCTGACCCGAATGCAGTACCGGGTAATATTGTCATAAGAAGTGGATTTGACCGATTACAATCGTATCAAACAGAAACATTAGGTACAGGCGGTATGATGAGGCCAAAGATAAATGCAAAATCAATTGGAGAACTTTTCAACATTAGGTATCCAAACGATGATGATACTTTTGCTACAACTAAGGCACCACGTTTAGCACCGTTTTACAGTGACCATTTATGGGAACACATTAGCCAAAGTGCAACAGGAGAAGCATTCCCTGATAGTACGTTTAATGGATGGGGAAGTGCGACTAACAACGCACCTATTGAAACATCCTATGAATTACATGATAGAAGTTTATACTTCCATGTTACAAAGAATGGGAATACACATACTCACAAACATCCAACATACTATACTCACAGTGCAGGAGTGACAAATAACGATTTAACGGGTGTAAGTTTTAGTGGAACTACTTTAACTGTGAATGCAACTATTGATGCAAATATTTTCTCAACTGCATTTGGTGACCAAGAAAGAGATACTGGAACAAGAAGATTTTTGCGATTATACAATCCTACAACAGACCGTGGCGGAGTTGCTTCATTTACTGGAATAAGCGGAGCAACTTTTACAGGATGTGTTGGAGATGCGGAATTTACAAGTCTTGTAGCAAGTAGTATTACTTCTTTGAAAGTCGTACCATCTTATTATATGCCTGCCGGAAGCACACGATTCTTTGCATCAAGAAGACTACGTGACCATGCAGAAGTATCAGGTAATTCTCCTGATATGGTAAATGCAAGATTAGTTGGAAACGACGCTGCTGCTTCAAAAGTGTTAACAGGTCTTGGTACGTATCAAGCAACAGAACTGACACCAGCACCTATACCACGTATGGGACATCATTTTGTAAATCCAACAATGGCTATGTTACCCGGTCATTGGGCACATCCGGCATATCAAGGTCTTTACAAAAGACACAAAGCGTGTCGTGGTGCAACTAAAACTTTCTTTGAAAAAGAAGTATTAGGCGCTAGAGGTGCATCTACAGGTACAAATGAATTTGTAGGAAGGAATACCTCAAGAAGTGGAATAGATGCCGCTTTGACAAATCAATTATCTTCTTATGACCCTATGCTATACTTTAGTACAATTAATGCTACACCAAGCGGCCCAAGCGATGTTCATGGCGGTGGATTTACTTTAATGTTTGAATCAAAGGTACGTTATGACGGATATGGTGTACTTGCATCTAAGGGACAAGCAGGTGTCGTAAATTCAAAAGGCGGTCACACTATTGTATTAGAAGCGGCAGGAACTTATTCCTTAACACAACATTTCCCTGACCCTGCTGAAGTGGGTTCGTATCAGATAATTATTCAACCAAATATATTACCAAATCAATTCATAGGTTTCCATGAAAATGGACCCGCAACTGATGTACCTGATGGTAGCGTTGAAGAACTTACTACTCAACAAACTGCTCTTGTAATCGGTATTAGAGAAATAGACCACTCAACTGGTGCGTTAGGTTTGGTATTAGCAAATGCGACCATGGCTGATGTGAGAGGATGTGAAGTGTTCATCAATGAAATAATGGTTGACCAAGACCCTGATTTTGGAAGTCAATTTACTAACATCCCTCCACTATTACTTTACAATCCACTTGGTGTACAATCGAGTGAAAGTCCTGCTTTCATTAAAGAAAGTTTACCTTATCATCCAAACATGTTTTTAGATTCAACACCCGGCTACACAATAAATACTCCATGGTGGTCTATGTCGCATAAAGTAGGACCTGATGACAGTTCTTCATACGGTTACAGACATCTTTCTTGGCACAGGATGGATAATTACTATTATTTCTTAAGAGCAAATGCAGGTAGTATAGCAGCGCAACTAACGCTTGCAGGATACCCAAGCACATATCCTGATATATATTCAGAAATTAACGAACTGATTAGTGTAACCCCAGTATGCAGCGTTGTATCTGTGGCTTCAACAAGTATTACTGTTGATGATGCAAGAGGTTTCCCTAAGCAACCATATTATGGAGAAGTATTGGAATATACAGATGCAAACGGTATTAGAAGAACTCACACTTATACTGAAAGAAGTGGTTATGACGCAACCAATATGAATAAACCAAAATTATTCACAATCGCTGCTAACACTACTTTCACTGATAATTTAACTGCTGGTACAAAAATTAGACTTTCTCGTATGAATGATTTTAGACCAGCCGGTGCGATATTAAAAGAATCAAAGACAAGCATTATGACAAGGAATTTACCACAGAATTTACAGGGCACACGAGATACAAACAGTCTCCACATGGCAGATGCTTTCTTGTGTCTATGGCATCCTAATCTTGGTAGACCGCACACTTATTATAGCGACAGTACACGAACATGGTTAAGTAGTTCAGCAGATAAAGCAATTGACCAAAAACCACTTAACAGTATGCCTGAACACTTTGAAACAATTCATTATCACGATGCAACTTACTTTACAAGCCCCGGTCCTTTTGGATTTAAAATAAAAACCCCGAAGCCATCTACAGTAAATAACTTCACTATAGGCGGTGCTGCATATAATAACGACCCAACTATCACGCATAATTCAACAAAGATGTTAGTTGCTGGTATGACTGTAAGCGGTACTGGTATCCCTGTCGGTGCTACAATTTCATCCGTAACAAGTGATACTGAATTTGAGTTATCGGCATCAACAACTGGTGGTGTTAAAAGTGGACAAACACTTACTTTTGGTGATATAACTGTAACTTTCTCAAGTATATCAGGTGCAAGAATAACACATAGTAGTAATGGTAACATAATTGTAGGAAGTAAAGTAACGGGTACAAACATACCAACTAATGCTACTGTAGCAAATGTAGTTAGTGGTACGCAATTTGATTTATCTGTTACACCCGGCTCAACTCCTTCAGGTACACTTACTATTACAAGTCAACCACGAAGATTTGTAAGTCGTGCTGCCAATGCTATTACAACTTCACCCGGATTAAAATTTGCAGGAGGAACTAAAATTTCTCTTGCCGACAGGACATTTACTGTAAGTAGTTCAAGCGCAGATACCGGCACAGTAATTACTGTGATAGAAGACACACCTACTGAATTTAACACAAGAAGATTTAGAGGAGAATTTGTACAATACGGCGCAGATGGTGATGGAGGAACTGTTACAGAAATTGAAGCCTTGAATACTTATGATATACTTACAGTAGGAAGTGCGAGTTATAACAACGACCCAACAATTGATTTGGCATCAACGGCTTCATTAGAAGTTGGCATGAGAGTTGATGGAGATGGTATTCCAAGTGGTGCAACTATAGCATCAATAACCGATGCAGATACATTTGAACTTTCAGTAAGTACAACAGGCGGTGCTAAGTCAAGTGAAACTTTGACTTTTTACAAAGCAGTAGCGTATCAAGCGCAAGCCGGTACGAGTACAATGCTCAATCACTTTTGGCCTTGTGGAAGTAGGGGTGGTCCTATCACAAGTCGTTTAGATGGTTACGGTTATGTTTCATCGAGTTGGATATATCCAAGAGATTACGGGTATGATAAACCAATATGGACTGATGCTGATGATGACGGTTCATACACTGTAAGTAGTGGTATAAGTAAATCAAATTACAGTTCTTTATCTAATACACTAAGAACAAGACCATTCGGTTATAGGTTTGGTTTAAGACAACCTTACAACAAACCTCAGTGGGCAACTTACGGATTAAGAGCGTTAAGAGAAAGTGCAATTACGGCTACTAATGCAAGTGTAGCATATCAGCATGGACCGCTTGTACAAGTCGAGGGTGGAACATGGACTTATGCTGGTGGAGAAGCAGGAGTTAGCAATCCTACTTTATCTGATATGTATGTAGGTATATTAGAAAGGCAAACAAATTTCAGTGGTATGTTAAATGTTGACAAACCCGGCTATCAAGTAAGATATAGTGACGGGATGAGATTTACAAGACCGTTTGGTTGTCCCGTAAGGACACTTAGAAACGCATCATCAGTGGCAAGAGACTGGTGGGGAGATAGTTTCGGAAAGAACTTATCCACTATTGAAGACATGGCAGGATATTACATAGTCGATTGGTGGGGTAATACTCGTGGTGAAGATGTCAGGCGTTTCCCTGTCCGTGGGTTTGGTATAAGACCTGCTTGGGATGCTGGTGATTCTTATGAATTTGATAGGTCTTCTAACGAAACGCCAGCCACACGTTCTGCTGGTTTGTTTAATCTTAAATCAGCATACAATTCTGATGATGGATATGCTACAATTAAATCGTTTACTGTTGGCGGAGGTTCTTACAATAATGACCCAACTATTACACATACTTCTAGCAGTTCTATTGTAGCAGGAATGGGTGTTGCTGGCTCAGGTATCCCATCCGGTGCGTATGTAGCATCAGTTACGGATGCCACACATTTTGAATTATCCGTGGCAACTACAGGTGGGAGTAAGTCATCTCAAACATTAACTTTCACTGATGGAAGAAGCCTACCAAGATTTGGTGGCAGATTAAATATACATAATAATGCAAGTGCATCAACTTTAATTGATGTATTTTTCCCAAGACATTCACTTCGTGTAGGTGACATGGGTAATGGAAGAGGAGTACGATACCCTACTATGTTCAATGAAGATGTTCTTACGGCGTTAAACGAACCAAACCACACTACTGGTATGGTTTTGTCTCACCATACTGCTGAACCTAATTTGAACGATGGATACTTAAGAGCAAGAAATGATACTTTACAAAATGATGAAGTACCAAGAGGAATAAGTGCAAGATTGGAAATAGATGAAGATGGATTACTTAAACCTGAAGCAGTAGTTAGTGATAGAGTTGAAAACATATCCGGCGATACACCGCATAAAGATGCAATAAGTCGAAGTAGTCCACGTATAGGTATCGATACCGAGAATATTGAAGGCGAAGATGTAAACTTAATCGTTCTCAATACCGAAGCACATAGTTTACACACAGATAGAAACGTTGGGCAAAGAGTGGTATTGCAAGGTGGAATGACTACTGGTTCACAAACTTTAGCAGATTACGATTTAACCGCTTTGACTTTTACCGCTCAACCGGCTGGTGGTGTAATGAGAATGAGCCACACGTCTAACTTTAACCCGTTAGGTGGAGTGTATATTGCTGAGACTAAAAATTACTTATCTCCAATTGACGATACAGATTGGGGTTCATTCAGTGATGCTACTTGTGATACAAATCATACATCAGGATTGTCTGATGGCTCATCAACAAGTGTTAGACACATTACAATGGATTCAACTGCAAAGTTAGTTGTTGGTATGACAGTAACAGGAACAGGCATCCCATCAAGTGCTACTGTAACCGCTATCAACAATGCGACTTGTTTCACACTAAGCGCTGATACAACTGCTACAAATGCAAATACTACACTTACTTTCGGTCCACCTGTAGGTAAGGGTAGTAACCCGTATGTAACTGATGTTTTCACAAGTGCATCAAAGAGAGCAAATACAAAAGACAAATCAATTTCTTTTATGCTAAAACCTGTTAGGTTGCTTGATAAACAACACATTGAAATGTTCCGTTCAAATCTCAACCTTGCTACTACGTCACCACAATACGGTAGTAATTATTTTGCTGCTACGGCTGGTGGTAAATACGGTTTGTTTACTTATGAAACTACTAACGGGAGAGCAACAGGTGGAGGTCAGTTTATGACTTCAAGTAGTCCTAACACTAATGCACCATATACCCCTGCTTATTTTATGGATATAAGTGCTGATGAATCAAAACCTATTAGCAAAGGTCCTAAGTTGAAGGGGACAGGAGTTACAGGTTATGACTCCACTACTATTAACAACGAAGTAACAAGAGTGGTAATGAGTCAAAACACATTGGAACATTATCGTTCTGATGCATCAAGAAGGAGGACTTTCCAAGATGATACAGGTATTTCTTTCTTAAGAAAAGACTTTTCTGTACAACCAAGATTTAGCCAATCTCTACATCCAAAGGGTCACAAAGGAGATTTGAATCTTGATGGTGGTGATTTACCGTGACTGTAATTAAAAATACCGTTACTGGTAGGCATAACACTGATTCTAGTTTGTATGTAAAAAATGCAAGAAAACCAGTATTTGTTGATAACGCAATTCATTTTGGTAAATACGATATTACAAGTGGAGTTAAGAATAAAATTACAATTGAAAAATCGAATTCAAATACATTTCAAGTTATGCCTCAAAGAGAATATCAAATCGTTGAAGGAGAGTCATTCTTACAAATTACCCACAAAGAAGCACATGGTCATACAAGCACAGTAGCGCCTTTCTTTGGTAATAATGCAATTAATTCATCTAATTTACCTATTTTAATGTATGATAGCGCACAACCATCCAACAGATTAGTTGCATCATCCCTTGAGTCTGCTACAGATGGTGTAAAATTAAATTTAAGAAATATGAAAGGACGTACTTTATCCGACATAGGATTTAATGGTGACACAGTTAAATTAGGTCAACCAATTGATATAGGTCTTAGAACAAGTGATTTTGCTATAAAAATAGTTCAAACTGTAAGTGGTGGAATAAATAGTGCCAATATCGGAAGAAGTTTAAGCAGCACCGCTAATGATACAGGTAGAAAACTACACTCAACGAGATTTATTGGTCAAGACTTTCATAATGTAAACATCATGACGGCTTTACGTTTTCTTTCAAGAAACGATGGAAGAATGGTTTTACTTGACAGATTTGGTAATTTATTGTATGTACCAATTAGTTTTTCAGAAAGTGGTTATTCAGTTAATCCTAATTTACGATTCGGAAATCAAACTATAGATAATGTAAGTAACACACCTAATAGAGTAACAGTGCAAGGATTACCTATGGCATTGAATGACCAAGTTGTAGTTACTGTAAATGATACTAACCGTCAAAGCGGGGTT